AGCGGGCTGGCCGTCGTGCGCGCCGGCTGGGCCACGCATGAAAGCCCGCTTGCTGGATATCGCCGCCATGATGGCCGTGGGCTACCTGCTGGCCCTGCCCATCGTGGGCGATCCAGTCGCCGCGCTCTGGGGCTGCACTGCCCCGCTGATTGACAAACTGCTGGGGTAGTCATGACCACCAAGACCAAGAACACCAAGAGCAAGATCCAGCAGCTGCCTGACGATATCCGCAGCCAGCTGTCGGCCATGCTGCGCTCTGGCTCCATGTCTCAGAAAGACATCCTGGAAGAGGTGAACGCCCTTATCCTGGAATCCGGCCTGCCGCCGGAAGAGCAGATCAGCCGCACCGGCCTCAACCGCTTTGCCAAGCGGATGGAGGTGGCAGGCAGCCGCATGCAGCAGGCCCGTGAAGTGGCCGAGGTCTGGACCACCAAGCTTGGCCAAGCCCCCACCTCTGAGGTCGGCAAGATGCTGCAGGAGTTCGTGCGCACCATGGCGTTCGAGACATCCATGAAGCTGATGGATGCCAGCGACGGGGAAGAGGGCAAGATGGTTGACCCCAAATCACTGGGCCAACTTGCCCTGGTGATCCAGCGGGTGGAGCAGGCAGCCATGACCAGCCACAAGGTCGAGAAAGAGATCCGCGCCGCGTTCGCCGCCGAGGTGGCCGCCAAGACCGAGAAGATTGTGAAGAGCGCAGGGTTGACGGCTGAAACCGCCGCCGATATCAAGCGCCAGATATTGGGGATTGCGTGATGAACCATCTATCTCCAGCAGAAAATGACCTTCGCAACCAGTCAGCGGCCGCCATCATCGGCGGCCAGTTCGATCCGAACGAAGTGCTGCTGCCCTACCAGAAGCGCTGGATAGCGGATGACTCCCCCCTCAAGATTGCCGAGAAGTCGCGCCGTACCGGTATCACCTGGGCGGAAGCTGCCGACGATGCGCTGACCGGTTCCATGTCGGCCGCAGCTGGCGGTTGCGATACCTTCTATGTCGGTACCACCAAAGACATGGCCCGCGAGTTTATCGACGCCTGCGCCATGTGGGCAAAGATGTATGACTATGCTGCCAGCGAGGTGAGCGAAGAGGTGCTGGTCGATGAAGACAAAGACATCCTGGTCTATGTCATCAACTTCGCCAGTGGCTTCAAGATCAAGGCGCTCAGCTCGAACCCCAGTAACTTACGGGGGATGCAGGGCAACGTGGTCATTGATGAAGGGGCCTTCCATAAAGACCTCGCTGCCATCCTCAAGGCCGCGCTGGCGCTGACCATGTGGGGATGCAAGGTGCGGATCATCTCGACCCACAACGGCATCGAGAATCTGTTCAACACCCTGATCCAGGACAGCCGCGCCGGCAAGAAGCGATACAGCATTCATACCATCGATATCGAGACAGCCATCCGCGAGGGTCTCTATCGCCGGATCTGCCAGGTCACCAAGAAGGAGTGGAGCCAAGCGCTGCAGGACGAGTGGCTGCGCAACCTGCTCAAAGACACCGCCACCGAAGAAGACGCCCGGGAGGAATACTACTGCGAGCCCAAGAGCGGCGGCGGCGCCTATATCAGCCGTGGCCTGCGTGAACGGGCTGCATGTGGTGATGGCCCCGTGCTGCGCTTCACCGGCTCGGCCGCCTTCAACGCGGCCAGCGAATCGGAGCGCAACGGTGAAATGCAGGAGTGGCTGGAGGCCGAAGCCTTCCCCGAACTGATGAAGCTGGATCGCAGTCACCGCCACGCCCTGGGCGAAGACTTCGCCCGCTCTGGTGACCTGACGGTATTCGCCCCCATTGAGGTGCTGCCCACCACCCGCCGCCGGGTGCCCTTCACCGTCGAACTGAAGAACACCCCGTTCAAGCAGCAGGAGCAGGCGCTTTATTTCATCTGCGATCGCCTGCCGCGCCGCGATGGCATCTGGCTCGATGCCCGTGGCAACGGCCAGTACCTGGCTGAACAGGCCGCCTACCGCTACGGGCAAGAGGTGGTGCAGGTGATGCTGTCGGTCGGCTTCTATCGCGAGAACATGCCGCGCTTCAAATCGGCCTTTGAAGATGACGAGCTGGAGCTGCCCAGGCACGAAGACATCATCACGGATCTGGGGCAAATCCAGATCTACCGGGGCACCCCCGGCATTGATGACAGCCGCACCCAGGGCAGTGATGGCAACAAGCGTCACGGCGACTCGGCGGTCGCCATCTTCCTGGCCTATCTGGCCAGCCGGGCCGAGAGCCATGTTTATGAACTGCACCGCATCGCCAAGGTGGGTGCCCCCCAGAAAGACAACGACGGGCAACGGCAGATGAACCTGACCCGTGGCTTGCGTAACGGAGGCGGATTACTGTGAGCACTATCCTCGATTCACGGGGCAACCCCATCAAGCCAGACAAGAAGGTGCTGAGCGAGAACATCGCCAATGCCCATATCACCAGCGTGCGCAACCCACGCCCCAACTCGGTGGCAAGCACCATTACCCCACAGCGCCTCGCCGGCCTGCTGCGATCAGTGGTCGATGGCAACAATCCCCAGGACTACATGACCCTGGCCGAAGAGATAGAAGAACGCGACCTGCATTACGCCTCTGTCTTGCGCACCCGCAAGCTGGCCGTGGCCGCGTTGCCGCCAAGTGTCGAGGCCGCCAGTGATGATGCCTTCGACCAGAAGCTGGCTGACGAAGTGCGCCAGTTGATGGAAAGCGACCAGATCCCCGAGCTGTTCTTTGACCTGCTCGATGGTCTGGGCAAGGGCATGGGGGTGTGCCAGATCCTGTGGGACACCAGCGGCGGCCGCTGGACGCCGAACGATTACAGCTGGGTTGACCCCCGTTATCTTCGCCCCGATGCCGATACCCTGAGCAAGATCCTGCTCATCAGTGACGACGCCCCCCAGGGCAAGCCGCTGGAGCCCTACAAGTTCATCGTGCATCTGCCACGCACCAAGTCAGGCAGCATCTGGCGCAACGGCCTGACCCGTCTCTGCGCCGTCATGTACATGCTGAAAAGCTTTACTATTCGCGACTGGTGGGCGTTTGCCGAGGTGTTCGGCATCCCGATCCGTGTGGGCAAGTACGGGCCGAACGCTACCCCTGAGCAGATCGCCACCCTCAAGATCGCCATCGCCACCATCGCCAGTGACTCCGGGGCCATCATCCCGGATAGCATGATGGTGGAGCTGGTCGAGACGGCCAAAGGCAATGGCGGCGATACCCTGTTCGAGAACATGGCCCGTTGGGCTGATGAGCAGACCAGCAAGGCGGTGCTCGGCCAGACCATGACCACCGACGATGGCAGCAGCCGCGCCCAGGCCACGGTGCACAACGAGGTGCGGCTGGATATCGCCAAGTGGGATGCCCGCCAGCTCGAAGCCACCATCAACGAGTACTTGGTCAAGCCCTTCATCGTGCTGAACTGGGGTGTGCAGAAGGCCTATCCCCGCGTCTGTATCCGGGTACCAGAGCCGGAAGACCTCAAGCTGCTGGTCGAAAGCCTGATGCCGCTGGTCGATCGCGGCATGAAGGTGAGCGAGAGCGAGTTGCGCGACAAGTTCGGGCTGGCCGATCCGAAAGAGGGTGAGACCATGCTGCAGCCACTGACGGTGATGGAAGCTGCCGCCCTGCCGCAGCCGCTGGCACTTAACCGCCAGCAAGGCAAGCGCTTGGCCATCAACCGCATCCAGCAGCCGAATGAGCAAGCCATCGACCAGCTGACCGAGGAGGCCATGAGCGACTGGGTCGAGGTGGGCGGCGAGGATTTCATGAACCCGATCCTCGAATTGGCGGCCAAGGCCACCACCTTCGAAGAGTTCAATGCCGGATTGCTGGCGCTGCAAGACCAGCTGACCGCCGAGCAGTTCACCCCGCAGCTGGCTGATTACCTGTTCCGGATGCGTGGCATGGGGGATGTGCAGGATGCCTGAACCCAAAGCCTCGGCCTTTCCGCCCAAAGAGGCGCTCGACTGGTTCAAGAAGAAGGGGCTGCAGCCCGGCTTTGACTATCGCGACGTGTGGAAGGAAGAGCACAGCAACGCCTTCACCGTGGCCAAGATGCTCAACGCCGATCTGCTGGTCGAGGTGCGGGCCCTGGTCGAGCAGGCGCTGGAGCAGGGCCAGACCTTTTCCCAGTTCCAGGCGGCCATCAAACCGCTCCTGGTCAAGTCCGGTTGGTGGGGGATCCAGACCATGGATGATCCGCTGACGGGCGAAACCAAGCCGGTACAACTGGGCAGTGAAGGGCGGTTAAAGACCATTTACCGTACCAACATGCGCACCGCCCGCGCCGCTGGCCAGTGGCAACGCATCGAGCACACCAAGCGGGCCATGCCTTACCTGACCTATACGCTTGGGCCATCCAGGGAGCACCGCGCCCTGCATGTGAGCTGGAGCGGTATCACCCTGCCAGTGGATGATCCCTGGTGGCAAAGTCACATGCCCCCCAATGGCTGGGGCTGCGCCTGCGGGGTACGCCAGACCAGCAAGTTTGAATACGCCAAGATGCAAGGTGATGGTGGGTTCAAGTTCGAAGCCCCGAACGATGGCAGCAAGGAGTGGGTGAACAAGCGCACTGGTGAAGTGGAGGTGCTGCCCAGCGGCATCGAACCGGGATGGAACTACAACCCGGGCAGGGCTCGCGAACAGGCCCTGAAAGCCGACTTGGTAGCCAAGGAGCAAACATTGCGTCAGACGCTCTCAGCGCCGCTATGAACGATTTCGGCTACCAGCGTATGAATGAAATGCCATGCGTTGAATCTGACGCTGTTTAAAGGTGGTTTAAAGATGGTGTGGGGTGGCGGCGCCGCCGTGATTTTTGCCCCATACTGCCATCACTTCGCATCACCCTCTTCTCGCCAATCAGGATCCTGTGTACCCTGTTGATGTCCGGTCATCACCGTTCATCCTCGCCTTGTTCAGATAATCACCAGCTGGCTCGCCGGCATCGATAACCCCCAGACCTTCCCCTCGTTCACAGCGAAAACCGTCATTACAGGCCGCCCCTCAATTCGGCCCATTATCGATTCGTCCAAACAAACCCACTCAACCCAAGCCACCTGGCGGGAGGTTGTTATGTGACGGAGCGATCATGCCAAAAACCCATCTTGCCCTCTGCTTTGATATGACCCGTGCTGAAGTGGTTGAGCAGGCTATCTGGCTGCCCATCTTTCCGGCTGGTCAGTTCTACGGTGTAGATGGCCGGTCCTGGGTGAATGACAAACCGGATCAGGTGGTCGCCAGCTTCACCGTGAAGCGCCCCATCGATATCGAGCACTCTACCCATATCAAGGGCCCGCAAGGTGATCCTGCCCCGGCTGTTGGCTGGGTGCTGCAACTGCAAAACCGGTCCGGTGAAATTTGGGGCATGGTCGAGTGGAACAGCGAAGGCCAAGAGATGCTGGAAAAAAAGGAATATTCCTTCTACTCCCCAGCATTCAAATACACCACAAGTGGTCAGGTCGTCTCTCTGGCCAGTATCGGGCTAACCAATGAGCCCAACATGTCTGATTTACCAGCACTGAACCGTGAGGAAAATCCAATGCCCTTGCCCGTAGAACTGACCCAAGCGCTGGGTCTGGGTGCTGATGCGGATACCGCCTCTGCACTCACCGCCATCAATACCCTCAAAGCCGATCACCAACTGGCCCTCAACCGTGCCGCTGCCGGCCCTGAC